ACTATAGAAGGACACACTCTTTGGCATTCTCAAGTTCCCCTTAAGTAAACTGTTGTAATCTATTGCGCACCTAAGTCTAACCGTTAGGCTCTTTGGTTGTCCCTTAGTCTAACTGTTGTACACTGGGGAAAACCTTAGTCTAACTGTTGTACTAAGGGGGCTAACGATAAGGGTACGGGGGGCCGCTGGCGTCACTGATGATTATTGTAGTAGGCACTCCAGTACTCAAAAGTAGAAATTAGAAAACTACAGTAAAATAATAAAAAAGTAAGTATTCACTAACTTATGTAACCTCTTGAATACACAAGAGAAATTAAAACTTTGACCCAGTCTAAAAAATAACAGTAAAAAGTACTTGACAAATGCTTAAAAATATGCTATAATAAATAGGTATTCTTAGATAGCTTAAGGTAAATACATTATGGATAATCAAGATGATCCTCCTAAAAGGAAAAGAGGTAGACCTAGGAAAGATGAGGTAGTTAAGAAGACTAGTGGCTCTAGAGGTAAGGTAGGTAGACCTAAAGGGGATGCTTCAATTATCAATGAGTATAAAGCTAGGATGTTAGCTAGTCCTAAGTCTCGTAGAGTACTAGATAGTATATTTGATGCAGCACTTAATGATGACCATAAGAATCAAGCTGCTGCTTGGAAGCTAGTAATGGATCGTATGTTACCCTTAAGCTACTTTGAGAAGGATAGTGCTGGAGGTAGATCAGCGGTATCCATAACAATCTCAGGTATAGGTGGAGGCGCTGTAGAGACAGATGTTACACCTAACCAAGAACCTCAGATGAGTGATAACTCATTTATTGAAGGAGACTATACAAACAATGACGTTTAAGTACTTCAGTAGAGATGAGTTTGCCTGTAAAGCTACAGGTGAGAATGAAATAGAAGATGAATTAATCTTTGCTTTAGATGAGCTTAGAGAACACTGTGGCTTCCCTTTTGTAATCACAAGTGGCTATAGATCCCCTGACCATCCTATTGAGTTAGGTAAAAAACAACCCGGTACACATGCACAAGGTATAGCTGCGGACATAGCTGTATCCTCTGGTCTACAAAGGTACACTATAGTAAAGAATGCTATTAAGTTAGGCTTTACTGGTATTGGTGTAGCTGGAGGCTTTGTGCATGTAGACATTAGGGCTACTGATACACCTGTAATGTGGACGTATAGTTAGTGAACACTAACAAAGAATACCTAAAGACCTTAGCACAACAAGAAGATCTAAACTGGGACGGTGATCCTGATTTAGATGTTGAGTATGAATGTGAGGAAGAAAAAGATTTAGACGAGTACGTAGTCAAGTACTTCCATGACTGAACTAAACATACAACTACTTGATTGGCAGAAGAAGGTCTGGGCTGACAGTACCAGATTTAAGATTGTAGCTGCTGGTAGACGTACAGGTAAGTCCAGACTAGCAGCATGGATGTTGATTGTAAATGCTCTACAGGCAGACAAAGGCCATGTGTTCTATGTAGCTCCAACACAGGGACAGGCCAGAGACATCATGTGGCAAACACTATTGGAGCTGGCGCACCCTGTTGTAACTAACGCACACATAAACAATCTACAGATTAAGCTGGTCAACGGTGCAACTATCAGCCTCAAGGGTGCTGACAGGCCAGAGACTATGCGTGGTGTGTCACTAAAGTTCCTAGTGATGGACGAGTACGCTGACATGAAGCCAGAGGTGTTTGAGCAGATCCTTAGACCTGCCTTGGCTGACCAAAAAGGTGGTGCATTGTTCATTGGTACACCTATGGGTCGTAACCACTTCTATGACCTGTACAAGTACGCAGAGCTAGAGAACGATGAGTCCTATCAGGCATGGCACTTTACAAGTTACGACAATGAGCTACTAGACCCAGAGGAGATTGACCTAGCTAAAAAGTCTATGTCATCCTATGCCTTCCGTCAAGAGTTTATGGCATCCTTTGAAGCTAGAGGCTCAGAGATGTTTAAAGAGGACTGGGTTAAGTTTGGTGAGACACCAGAGATAGGTGACTACTACATAAGCATTGACTTAGCTGGCTTTGAGGATGTAAGTAAGAAGAGAACTAAAAACTCTAAGCTGGATGAATCAGCTATTGCTGTTGTAAAAGTGAATGAAAATGGATGGCACCTAGAGAACATCATACATGGTCGCTGGGACTTAGCGGAGACAGCTAGGAAGATTTTTGAGGCTGTACGGGACTACAGACCCATCAGTGTAGGTATTGAAAGAGGTATCTCCAAACAAGCTGTTATGTCTCCCCTAATGGACTTGATGAAGCAACGTGGTAGATTTTTTGTTGTAGAAGAGCTAACTCACGGCAACAAGAAGAAGACAGATAGAATCATGTGGGCCTTACAGGGTAGATTTGAGAATGGTCAGATTACCTTGGGCAAGGGTGAATGGAACAGTAGATTCTTAGACCAGTTATTTCAGTTTCCAGATGTACTAACACACGATGACCTTGTGGATGCCTTTGCGTACACAGACCAACTGGCTAAAGTAGCCTACTCATATGACTTTGAGATTGATGATCTTGAAGTATTAGACGTTGTAACAGGATATTAACATGCCCACTAAAGCTAAACCTAAGTCAAAAGTCAATGAAGCCGGTAACTACACCAAGCCCACTATGCGTAAGAACTTATTTAATAAAATCAAAGCAGGTACAAAAGGTGGCAAAGCTGGACAATGGTCAGCGAGAAAAGCCCAGATGTTGGCAAAGGAATACAAAGCCAAGGGTGGAGGATACAAATAATGGCTCTAGCTAAGTCACAGAAGTCCTTAAAGAAGTGGACTAAGCAGAAGTGGCGTACAAAATCAGGCAAGCCTAGTACTCAAGGCTCTAAAGCTACTGGAGAACGCTACTTACCGGAAAAAGCAATCAAGTCTTTGTCCAGTAAAGAGTACGCAGCTACCACCAAGAAAAAAAGACAAGACACTAAGACTGGCAAACAACATTCAGCACAGCCTAAGAAGATAGCAAAGAAAACTAAACGCTCACGCTCAAGGTAAAAATTATGGATTATGGTGACAATGACGTTTTGTCAAGTGACGAACACCTAGAAAACTGGGTAATGGCTAAGTGTGACTCATGGCGAGATCACTATGAGTCTAATTATTCAGAAAGATTTGAAGAGTTTTACCGTTTATGGCGGGGTATCTGGGCAGCAGAGGACATGGAACGCAAAAGTGAGCGTTCACGTATCATCTCACCTGCATTACAGCAGGCTGTAGAGTCCAGTGTAGCAGAAATTGAGGAAGCAACCTTTGGTCGTGGTAGTTATTTTGACATTACCGACGATATGGGTGACGCAGAGGCTCAAGATGTCGTTTATTTGCGACAAAAGTTGCATGAGGACTTTGAGAAGACACAGATACGCAAGCAAGTAGGTGAATGTTTAATCAACAGTGCTGTGTTTGGTACTGGTGTAGCTGAAGTAGTGCTAGAGGAAGTCAAAGAGATGGCTCCTGCTACACAGCCCATCATGGACGGACAGCTACAGGCAGTAGGTGTTAACGTCACAGACCGTACAGTGGTTAAGCTACGCCCTGTGATGCCTCAGAACTTTCTAATTGACCCAGTAGCTACGTCCATTGAGGACGCTATAGGCGTTGCTGTAGATGAGTTTGTGCCACGACATAAGGTACAACAGCTACAGGAAGAAGGTGTCTACAGGAGCGTGTACGTAGGTCAGGCGGCTAGTGACTACGACCTAGAGCCAGACCAAGACCTAACGAGCTTTGACGAAGACAAGGTACGGCTAACTAAATACTACGGCCTTGTGCCTCGCTACTTGCTAGAGATTGGCGAGAAAGAAGCACTGCTTGATGAAGACGAAGACATTGCTGATATTGAAGTAGAGGAACCAGAGGCAGATGAACAGGATGACAGCTATTACGTCGAAGCTATTGTGGTTGTGGCTAATGGAGGCATCCTACTAAAAGCAGAAGCTAACCCATACATGATGCAGGATCGTCCTGTAGTAGCATTCCCTTGGGATGTAGTTCCCGGTAGGTTCTGGGGCCGTGGTGTATGTGAGAAGGGCTACAACAGCCAAAAGGCGCTTGATACAGAGCTACGTGCCCGTATTGATGCCCTAGCACTAACCGTACACCCAATGATGGCTATGGACGCTACAAGGCTCCCTAGAGGATCTAGGCCAGAGGTACGCCCCGGTAAGATCATCTTGACCAATGGCGACCCTAAGTCTGTCTTAAATCCATTTAACTTTGGTCAGGTTAGTCAGATTACATTTGCACAGGCAGCAGAACTACAGAAGATGGTTCAGATGTCTACAGGCGCTATTGACTCCGCTGGTATCCCCGGTAGTATCAACGGTGACGCTACGGCTGCTGGTATCAGCATGTCCCTTGGTGCAATCATTAAGCGTCATAAGCGTACCCTGATTAACTTCCAGCAGTCATTCTTAATTCCATTTGTCAAGAAGGCTGCTTGTCGTTACATGCAGTTTGATCCAGAGAACTACCCTGTCAAGGACTACAAGTTTAACACTACGTCTACTCTAGGTATCATTGCCCGTGAGTATGAAGTAACGCAACTTGTGCAACTACTGCAAACCATGCCAGCAGAGTCTCCACTGTACAACACGTTAATCCAGTCAATCATTGACAACATGAACCTGTCTAACCGTGAAGAACTAATGGCTAAGTTGGCTCAGGCAGAGCAAGCATCACAGCCTACACCTGAACAGCAGCAGATGCAACAAGCGGCTGCACAGGCACAGATGGCCTTCCAGCAGTCACAAACAGCAGCACTCAACGGTCAGGCACAGGAGTCTAGTGCTAGAGCGCAGAAGATTGCTACGGAAACTCAGTTGCTGCCTGATGAGCTTGAGATTGATAAGATTAAAGCTGCCACTAACAATCTGAAGGCAGGCACTGCTGACGATAAAGAGTTTGAGCGTAGGCTGAAGATTGCAGACATAGCTTTGAAAGAGAAGGATATAGACTTAAAAGAGAAAACACTAAAAACCCAAGGTAAGCAACAAGAGCAGAGTGCTCAAGCAGAGCAGCAGCTTCTTAACAGACTATCTTAATGATTAATCCTGATCTAAAGCTAGCAGCGGTCTATGACTCCTTAGAGTCTAAGATCAACGCTGTAACAAAGCAAATTGGCCCTAAAGGAGACACAGGCGCTCAAGGGCCACAGGGGCCGCAGGGGCCACAAGGTATCCCCGGTAAGGACGGTGTTCCCGGTAGGGACGGTAAGGACGGCAAGGACGGTACAGACGGTAAGGACGGTGAAGCTGGCCCTGAAGGTTTAGGCATATCCTCCGTAGAGCTAGACATAGATGGTCATTTAGTATGCACCATGACGGATGGCTCTACTATTGATGCAGGCTCATTAGACGAGCTAGGCGCAGCTAGTGGAACTAAAGGTAGTTCAGTTGTCTACTCTAGTGGTGGTGGACGAGGCGAACAAGGCGAGACAGGGCCACAGGGGCCACAGGGCGAGACTGGCGCTCAAGGCCCACAAGGAATCCAAGGAGCCACCGGCCCCGCTGGCGCTACCGGAGCCACCGGCCCCCAAGGGCCAGCAGGAAATGACGGCGCACAAGGGCCACAAGGTATACAGGGAGCCACCGGCCCACAGGGGCCAGCCGGAGCAGACGGACAGGACGGACAGGACGGTGCCACGGGTGCTCAAGGCCCCCAAGGAATTCAAGGCCCACAAGGGCCAGCAGGGCCAGCCGGATCTGGTTCTGGCTCTACTTCCAGTACATTGACAATATTTGGTAGAGCTTTAAACAGTGTCATAAGTGCTGTGTTTAACAGAGCAGGGACATCAGTATTAAACTCAGCTTCTTCTTTAACTTTAGTTGCCGTAAGTAGAACAGCAACTACTGCAATAACACAGATACTAAATCGTTCAGGTTCATCAGTTATTGATCCTTCAGAACTAACAACTGTGACAGCTAGGTCTGGAGATGTTACACTACAAAACGCTGACTTGTTTGTACTACAAAGTAGGTCTAGTAACTTAACGCTAAAAGCAACAGGAACATTCTTTGTTGTTGCAGGTAGAACACAGAATCATTTAGTAGGAATATAGTAATGGCTAATAGATTTCCGTTAACTCTTGATGGAACAACAATTAAAGAACTGCCTTCCGGTGATAACTTAGACCTTACTGGTTCAAGTATTAGTATTAGTGGATCTCAAGGCACAGACGGGCAGGTACTTACCTCAACTGGCTCTGGCATAGCATGGGAAGACGCAGCTTCTGGTGGAGGTGGAAGTAGTATATGGAATGTAATTAGCTCTCAAACAGTAACTAGCTCTGTTACTAGCGTTACTTTTTCAAATTGTTTTACCTCTACCTATGATGCCTATGAGCTTCATTTGACTGGCGTTCTTGGTAACGGTTTCAATCAAATCAAATATCTTAACGGCTCCACAGAGTTGAGCACTTACGAGCAGCTTCTTGTAAGATTTATTGGATCATCTTCACCTAGTCATTATTTTGACACAGGCTTTAATTATATATACGCCTACGGAAACAGCGGTAGATCATTAAATGCAAGATACAAAATTAATCAACCGCTTGATGCAACATATAACTCTGTAATTGGCGAGATGCATACGACTTCTTCAGGTTCAAACTTAATGTATGTGACGGCTGTTGCTAGAAATACAACAGGCACCGCAGGTAATGGTTTAATTATTAAAGGCGGAAACAATATAACAGCAGGAACCTTTACCCTTTACGGACTATCAACTTCATAGGATCACAAAACAATGGCTAACAGATTTCCCTTAATTGTTGACAGTTCAGGCGTTGCTGCACTTAAAGAACTACCTTCTGGAGACAATCTTGATTTAACTGGCAATGGCATCGTAGGTGCTGGCACTGTTGCTCTAACAAACTTAACCGTTGGTGGGTCTCAAGGTACTGATGGGCAAGTGCTGACTAGCACAGGCTCAGGTATTGCGTGGGAGGATGCTGCTTCTGGTGGAGGCGGTGGTGGTGCATGGAATGTGATCTCTACCACAACGGTCAGTAGCAATGTGTCAAGCGTGTCTCTGACTCTTAGCGGATACGATAACTACGCGATTTTGTTCACGGGTATTACTTACCAAGGAAGCTCTAGCTACGATTTCAATAAGTGGGATTTCTCAACAGATAGCGGCTCTAGTTTCCTTTCTTCAGGTATTCATCAGTCAGAGACACGCAAAGGATCTTGGATCTCTGGCGGCTACCCAGATACCACAGGCAGGTCAAACGTATCGTATGTAGAAATTGGCGAGATTTATGGCAACGGTCAAAACCACGACGGAATCATGTATTTATTCAACAACGTAGCTGGCACCAATTACAAAGTCGGTCGATACGAGGCAGCAATGTATGGCAGTTCTGGTGTTATGCAAGAGCATGGTGCTTTTCAGGTCGGAACCACGTCAGTAATTACAACAATTAGATACCGGTCTCATGGCAACAACAATATTGGCATTAATGGAGGCAAATTTACCCTTTACGGATTATCAACCTCATAGGAGAACAAAATGAGCACAGGCATTTTCAAATTGGTCGATGGCGAAACCATCGAACTGACGGAAGAAGAAAACAATCAACGCATCGCTGATGGCGAGGCATCACTAGCTGAGTACGAGGCTGGCGCATGGCTGCGTGGTCGCCAAGAAGAATACGGAGCTTTGACTGACCAGCTTGACGAAATGTTCCATGACTTCGACGCATGGAAAGCTCGCATCCAAGCAGTTAAAAACAAATACCCTAAACCTGAGTAGTAAGAGGATAATCTATGGTTGTAACACGTACAGAGCTAACTCAAATAGTAGATCAAGTTAACAAGAAGTTTGAAGAACTAGAAGCTAAGATTAAAGAGTTAGAGGAACTAAATGCTAAGAATTCAGCACCATCTCGAAAAGTTACAAAACAAACACAGAAGGCTGCGTAATGGCGAAAGAAAAAGATTCGCGTCTCCAACGTGCTGGAGTCAGCGGTTACAACAAACCTAAACGTACACCCAACCACCCTACTAAATCTCATGTGGTGGTAGCTAAGGAAGGTGATAAAGTAAAGACCATCAGGTATGGTCAACAAGGAGTTAAGGGTGCAGGCAAGTCACCTAAGACAGCTTCTGAAAAAGCAAGGCGTAAGTCTTTCAAAGCAAGACACGCTAAGAATATAGCCAAGGGCAAGATGTCTGCGGCATATTGGGCTAATAAATCTAAGTGGTAGTAAGGAGAATACTATGCCAATGGTAGGTGGAAAGAAGTACAGCTATACCCCTAAAGGTAAAGCAGCAGCAGCTAAAGCTAAAAAACGCATGGCTAAAAAGAAGAAGAAGTAACAATGATAGCAGAGATAAGTGCAATTGTCGCTGGTGTTAACGCTGCAACATCTGCTATTAAGCGGGTAGCGGAGACAACCAATGACATCTCAAGTATCTCTGGTTTCCTATCGTCCCTTGGTGGTGCAGAGGTTGAACTAGCAAGAGCGCAGAATGAAGGTAAGCTATCTGAAGCAGATGCTGTCAAAGCTGCACTAGCCAAGAAACAAATACAAGAGACTATGAAGGAGATTAAAGATCTCTTTACAGTCAGTGGTAACGGGCAGCTATACAACGAAGCTATGGCTGCTATGGCTGAAGCAAGGAAGGCTAAACAACTAGAGTTAGCTAGGAAGGCAGCAGCTAAGAAACAATTTTGGAAGGAGGTTAAACAGTACTCAGCTATCTTTAGCGTTGTAGTTATACTACTACCTATGATACTTGCACTTTTAATTAACTTTTTATTAAAAAACACTTGACAAATACAAAAAAGTATGCTATAATAGATAGGTACTTTACGTACATTCAGTATTCTTTAACAAAGGTAAAATACTTATGACTCAAGAGTTAGAAACATATTTTAACAATTACTTTTCAATGTTTCGTTCAGAAGGCTGGAAACAGCTAATCTCTGACTTACAAGGTAATGTTGGACAAATCAACTCAGTAGAGATGACTACGGATAACGATAACTTGAACTTCCGTAAGGGACAGTTAGCTATCCTAGCAACCATACTTAATCTTGAAACACAGATTGACAATGCTCAATCACAAGCAGAATCAGAAGACTCTGAGGAAGCTGTAGATGAGGTTGTTTGATTTTAGATGCCCTTGCGGTAAACTGTTTGAAGATTTAGTTAAGTCTGATGTCACAACTTCTAGGTGCAGTTGTGGCTTGGACGCTAAACGTGTTATCTCCCCGGTGAGATCTAATCTTGAAGGTATCAGTGGAGACTTCCCTGATGCACATGACAGATGGGTTAAGCGTAGGGAACAGCACATGGCACATGAGCGAAGGCAAACCTCATAGAGAACCTTCATAATAAAAACCTCCACAATACTAAGGTACGGAGTTAATAATGGCTAAGATTATTGAACCTGAGCGTCAGGATAATCAAGAAGATAACGAACAGCAACTAGAGATGTTTGCACAACCAGAGGAACAACAGGCAACCCCTGAACCACAGGAACCTGAGATACCTGATAAGTACAAAGGCAAGACTGCTGAAGAGCTTGTACAGATGCACCAAGAAGCTGAGAAGCTATTGGGCCGACAGAGTTCTGAAGTAGGTGAGCTACGTAAGGTTGTTGATACGTATATCCAGACACAACTCACAGAAGATACGCAACAAGCACCCCAACAAGACGAAGAAGTAGATTGGTTTACAGACCCTGATAAGGCTGTAGACAGGGCTATTCAGAACCATCCTAAGATTAAGGAAGCTGAAGCCGTAACGCAACAGTATCGTGCAAGCACTGCACTATCAGAGCTACAACGTAAGCACCCTGATATGCAACAGATTTTGCAGGATACTAACTTTGCTGAATGGATTAAGGCATCTAATGTTAGGACTAAGCTGTTTGTAGCAGCAGACCAGCAGTACGACAGTGAAGCCGCTGATGAGCTATTTAGCTTGTGGAAAGAGCGACAGAACATTGTACAGCAGACTGCCGCTGTAGAGGAGCAATCCCGTAAGCAAGCAGTTAAGGCAGCATCCACAGGCAATGCCCGTGGTAGCAATGAGTCAGCACCTAAGAAGATCTACCGACGCGCAGACATTATTAACCTTATGAGAACCGACCCTGATCGCTATGCTGCTCTACAACCAGAGATTATGAAGGCATACGAAGAAAAACGGGTCAGATAGTATATCTTAGGAGATATTTATTATGACTGATTCCACATATCCCGCAACTGGCGGGTTTGTTGACAACACTAGCGCAGCTACTTTCATTCCAGAAATCTGGAGTGATGAGATTATTGCGGCCTACCAGAAGAACCTCGTATTGGCAAACCTTGTCAAGAAGATGTCTATGGCTGGCAAGAAGGGTGATACCATCCATGTGCCTAAGCCTGTCCGTGGTGACGCTCACGCTAAAGCTGAGAACACCGCTGTAACGGTTCAGAACGCTACGGAAGGTGAAGTGCAGATCTCTATTGACAAGCACTTTGAATACTCACGTCTGATTGAAGACATTACGGACGTACAGGCTCTTAGCTCACTACGTCAGTTCTACACGGAAGATGCTGGCTACGCTTTGGCGAAGCAAGTTGACACCGACCTACACAGCTTGGCTACTGGCCTTGGTTCTGCTGGTACGTCTTCTACGACTTACCTCAACAATGGTGGTACGTTCTTCGCAGACGCTACCAACGGTCTGTCTACCTACACGGCTGACACTGTAACCACTGCTGATGTATTCACTGACGCTGCATTCCGTGGCATCATTCAGAAGCTAGACGATGCTGATGTTCCTATGGAAAATCGTTGCTTTGTCATTCCTCCTTCAGTTCGCAACACCATCATGGGTATTGATCGTTACGTAAGCTCTGACTTCGTAAACAACGGTCAGGTTCCCGGTGGTCAGATTGGTCAACTGTACGGCATTGACGTATATGTTAGCACCAACTGCCCTGTTGTTGAAGCTGCTGGCGACAACTCTGCTTCCTCTGTAGACTCTTTGGGCGCGCTGTTGTTCCAGAAGGATGCAATTGTAATGGCTGAACAACTGGGAGTTCGTTCTCAGACTCAGTACAAGCAAGAGTTCCTTGCTAACCTGTTCACCTCAGATACTCTGTACGGCGTAAACGTACTGCGTCCTGAGTCAGGTTTGACCTTGGTTGTTCCTAAGTAACAATCATTTAGCTGGGGGCTGCGCTGCAGTGGCCCCTTAGCTTTATCTTTAAGGAGTGTAACATGTGGCAAGCGTTGATTGGCCCTGTAGCAAACTTAGCTGGTACTTTCCTTAAAAATAAAGCTGCTGAGAAGCAAGCTGTCCATGAGTCCAAGATGCGTAAGATTAATGCTGACGCAGACTGGGAAACTCAACAAGCCGCTGCATCACAGTCCTCATGGAAGGATGAGTGGTTTGCAGTTATTTTGAGTTTGCCTTTAATTGGAGCCTTCATTCCTAGTATGGTTCCCTACGTACAAGAAGGGTTTTCCGTATTGTCTACTATGCCTGACTACTACAAAGCATTTTTAGGTGGCGCTATAGCTGCCAGCTTTGGTATCAAAACTTTGTCTCACTGGGGTAAATAGTGTTTCAGATATCAGTACCTACAGGACTTTTTAGTCAAACACCTGACGGGTTTTACACTAGAGGCGGCACTGAGTTTAATCTTCCTAGTTTGGAGCAGGTAGAAGAAGACAGACGTACTCGTGAACAACAAGCAAGAGAAAAAGCCCCTGAAGCACTATCTGATTACTTTGACGTTTTAAAAAGTGCATCGTCTGATTACTCTACTTACACAGGTCATGATGCCAGAAGGGAGTCTGAACGTCTATTTCAAGAAGACTTAATAACTACTCTTAGTAAAAGCGATGCGTCTAATTTACTTAGACCTCTTTCTTACGATTTGTCGGATGTTGATGTAGGTGAGTTTACATTTGATAAAACTCTTGAAGACTTTAGGGGGCCAGAAGGAAACTGGCTTTATGGTGATATATCTAATGAAAACTTAAAGGCTTTTCAAGAAGAACTATTGCCTGTTATGGCTAAAGCAGTAGCCAAAGAACAGTTAGATACTCAGGGCAAAGGTGAAAGAATAGGTGCTTATGTTGGCATACCTTGGTCAGAGGCTCTTACAGGAGCAATTGTAAATAATCCTGAAGTCCAACAAATATATCAAAAGTATGGTGTAAGCCCCACACGGACAGATAAAGAAGGATCTCAATATCTTTACGATCCTTTTTCATTTCAAGAAATAAGAACTTTAGACCTTAGTAGTGATTGGCGTGATACTGCAAGAGGTATTGGCCTTTCTTTAGCTGGAGGCGCTTTACTTGGGCCATTAGCAGGAAGCCTAACAAGTAGTTTAGGAGTTCCAGCGGCACTACAGCCTGCTCTTACAGGCGCTTTAACATCAGCGGCGATGGGTGGTGATCCTCTTACAGGGGCGCTTACAGGTGGCTTAGGTGGCTTTGCAGATCCTATTATAGCTGGAGCAGACTTAGGTACTTTAGGTACTGCTGGTGCTAGAGGAGTTAGCTCTGCTGCTATTGCAGAAATAACTGGTGGTGATCCACTGACAGCAGGTTTACTTTCTGCTGGTACATCTCTTGGCAAAGGTGTATTAGAGGACATAAAAGAAGATCGTTTAGCAGAGTTTAGAGAAGATGTAGGAGCTATTGAAGTTCCTGAGTTACCTGAGTTTGACGTAGGTGCTGGTTCAGGAGACTTACCTTTCGATGTTGACTTAGAGTCAGCAGTAAAAGATGCAGCTTTTAGAGCAGAAGTAGCCGGTATCACAGTACCGGAAATACCAGAGTTTGATGTTGGTGCAGGCTCAGGAGATTTACCTTTTGATGTATCTCCTTTAGCTCCTGCGTTTCCTTCTATGGAGTCAAGTCTTGACCTTGAAGCTCTACCTACTGGAACTACAGTACCTTTAGAGCCTACTTATGTAGGTCAAGAAGGTTTTACTAGGGCTACAGAAGATTTACATAGGCAAGAAGATAGTCTTAAAGCAGAAATAAAACGTCTTGAAGCAATAACTACGCCTAGAGGAGCTTCAGTTAGACGAGACAACATAGCTTCTTTAAGAGAAGAATTATCTGGTGTGCAAGACACTCTAGCCAAAATATTCGGCACAGATACTGATGTAACTACTGTTGATTTAACAGAGCCTACGCCTATAGCAGACGACATACTACAGGTTCCTCCTAGAGAAACAGTACGGCCTGAGTTATCAGTAGAGCCTCCCGCACCTGATGTAGATTTAACACCTCCAGAGTTTACTCCTCCTGTTATTACACAGGATCTACCAGAGTTTGTTCCACCTACTATAGACATAGCTCCTCCAGTTATACAACCTGAACCTATACGTATACCTACTCCTGTTGCAGGTGGTGGCGGTGGAGCCGCAGCAGGAGGCCCAGTTACAAGCGGATTATTGACAAGTGGTAGTGTAACTAATGCTTTACTTACAGGAAACTTTAGTGATTTAGGGGCACCAGCACCAACACCAGCACCAGAACCTGCTCCTGCTCCTGCACCTATTCCTCAGCCTGCTCCAGAACCTGCTGCACCAGTACCAACACCAACACCGGCTCCAGCACCTACACCAGAGCCTACACCAGAGCCTATAGGTGTAGAGCCTCCTGTAGAAGTTTCAGAGCCTTCACCGGAGCCTGTAGAAGCCGCAGAGCCTACAAATATATTTACAGACACTACAGATGTTTTTGCAGACACTACACAGCCTGTAGACACTGTAGAGCCTGTAGACAGCACACCTTTTGGTGAAGGAGACCTTGCTACTGCTAGAGAAGAAGGTTTAGCTGAAGGTCAGGAAGGATTAGCTGAAGCAATACAAAGATCTAATGAGCTTACAGAAACTCTTGAGTCTACAAAAGCAGACTTAGCAGAGCAACGTGATGTAACTCAGGCACTACAGACAGACATTGATGGTCTGAATGAAGCAGTTACTGGATTGACAGGTACTGTAAATAGTTTAGAAGGGAAACTAAGCGAGGCTCAAGAAGCTAGAGAAGCTGCTGTACAACAAGGCAATCAAAAACTTGCTGAATCTATAACTAAATATGAAGGTTTATTAGAGCAACAGATATCAAGCTCTAAAAAAATCTTAGCTGATGCTATAGAAGCTGGAGATACTAAAGTAGATGAAGCTGTAGCTGCGGGTAAAGCTGCTGTAGATGAAGCAGTAGCAGCAGGTAAAGCTCTTGGTGAAGCTAAGTACGGTGAAGGGTTAGGCACAGGCAGAGGCCAAGGTGCAGGGGCTGGCATAGGTCTAGGCTTAGGTGTAGGTCTTCTTAGTCAAATGTTGGGTGGAGATACTACGTATACTCCTAAAGACTTTGAAGACTATAAGTTTAGAAAAACATATCAAAGCCCTGAGTTATTGGAAAGAACACTTCCTTTACAAGGTTATCAAGCTCCTCAGTATTCACAACAAGACTATGCTCAAACAATAGCAAATGAGATACGCAACCTTACAAGTTTCCCAACACTGGACAAAACACAGGTACAAAAAAGACTAGGTTTGTTTGATGATTCTTTATTACAACAAGCAGTTATGCAAAATTTATATGGAGCAGGCGGTAGATGAGTACCACATATTTGAACATAGTCAACGAGGTACTGCGTAGGCTACGAGAAGATGAAGTAGCAAGTGTAACACAGACCACTTACAGTAAAATGGTAGGTGACTTTGTTAACGATGCCAAGCAAATAGTGGAAGACTCACATGACTGGTCTGCACTACGAACAACTGTTGTAGTTCCTACTGTAGCAGACACTACAGAGTACAGCCTAACGAATGCTGGAGAGCGTGTAAAGGTGTACAGTGTCATCAACGACACATCTAACTTTTTTATGCACTATCAAACACCTAACTGGTTTAATAATGCTTATTACATTTCTGGTGAAGTAACTGGTAGTCCTGACTCATATACCTTTAGTGGTATTGACAGTAACGATGATACTAAAGTAAGAGTATATCCTAAACCATCAGGTGTGTTTAGTTTACGTTTTGATTTAATTGCTAGGGAGCCTGAGTTATCTGGAGATGCAGATACTACAGTCTTACCTAAGAATGCTATTGTCCACAACGCTGTAGCTTTGTTGGCTAGAGAGCGTGGTGAGACAGGTGGTACTACAGCACAGGATTACTTCTTGATTGCAGATAAACATTTGTCTGATGCCATTGCATTGGATGCTTACAAGAACCCTGAAGAATTCATTTACACGGTTCCATAATGGCTCAAGAAAGACAAAACATTTATATTGCTGCTCCGGGTTTCAAGGGACTTAATACACAAGACTCCCCTGTTACTCAGGATGCGTCCTTTGCGTCTATTGCTGAGAATATGGTAGTAGACAAGTATGGACGTATTGGTGCTAGGCAGGGCTTAGATAAGCTCACAAGCAGTGCTACGCCACTAGGGTCTAGCATTGGCATTGAGACTATCTTTGAGTTTGTAGCTAGGGACGGTACTGAGACTGTCTTCTCTGCTGGTAACAACAAGATCTTTACAGGTACTACTACATTAACTGAAGTAACGCTACCTGTTGGATATAGTATTACTGCTAACAACTGGAAGATCGTTAGCTTTAACAATGAAGTTTACTTCTTTCAACGGGGTCATGCAGCTATTGAAAGCGTTGCAGGAAGCACAACATTAGTAGAAACAGCAGATAGCGCACATACAGCACCAGCAGCTAATGAAGCTCTAGCATCCTTTGGTAGACTTTGGGCTGGTGATGTAGCAGGAAATAAATATACGTTGTACTGGTCTGACTTACTGGACGGTGACAACTGGCATGGTGGTACTTCAGGCTCACTAGACTTAACTACTGTGTGGCCTACAGGATACGATGAGATTGTAGCCTTAGCAGAGTTTAACGACTTGTTGGTTATCTTTGGTAAGCGTAGTATTCTATTGTACTCTGGTGCAAGCTCACCGTCCTCAATGGTACTAGCAGACGCTATTACAAACATTGGCTGTATTGCTAGAGACAGCGTACAGTCTACAGGTACAGATTTATTCTTCCTGTCTGACACAGGTGTACGTAGCTTAGGCAGAGTTATCCAAGAGAAGTCTAATCCTATTGGTGACGTATCTAAGAATGTACGTGACGAGATGATGTTCACTGTCAATACACAGACTAACAACATTAAGTCTGTTTACAGTCCAGAGCATTCTTTCTATCTGCTGTTCTTGCCCACAAGCTCTATTGTTTATTGTTTTGATACAAGAGGTAAACTAGAGGACGGAAGTAATCGTGCCACTACTTGGCCTAGCACTAAGATCTTGTGTGGTGACAGGGCAGCAGATGGTACTTTGTACTTAGGTAGTATCAAAGGTATCAATAAGTACAGTGGTTACTTAGATGACACTAGCACATACACGTTACGTTACTACACTAACCCATTGTCCTTTGGTGACGCTAGTAGACTAAAGATTTTAAAAGAAATTAACTTTACAGTTATTGGTGGTCAAGGCGCACCAGTAACAGTTAACTGGGGATATGACTACACTGAAGGATACACAAAGCAAGCTGTAACTGTAGCTAACGCTAGTATTGCTGAGTACGGCATATCTGAGTACAACGTAAGCACATCAGAATACAGTGCTACAATTATTATTGACACCGCTAAAGCTAAAGCAACTGGATCTGGCAGAGTAGCCACTATTGGCTTGGACTGTACTATTGATGAAAGATCATTGTCCATCCAAGAAGTAAACATTGAAGCACTTATAGGTAGATTAATCTAATGACGAACTATACAAAAACTACTGACTTTGCAGCAAAAGATGCTCTACCTTCAGGTAACTCTGCAAAGATTGTAAAAGGCTCTGAGATTGATACAGAGTTTAATAACATTGCAACTGCATCAGCAACTAAAGCAAACGCTAACGCTGCTGCACTTACTGGCACTACTACCTTTGAGACTATCTCTGACGGTACTATTGCTATCACTGCATTTGTTGATGAAGACAACATGGCATCCGACAGTGCTACGTTGCTGCCTACGCAACAGTCAGTCAAAGCCTATGTAGACTCACAGGTTACTGCACAGGATCTTGATGTAACTGATGGCTCCACTAGCATTGACATTGACCTAGACTCTGAGTCTTTAGGTATCTTAGGTGGCACAGGTATTGACTCCACTGCTTCAGGCACTGGTGTAACCTTAGCCATTGACTCTACTGTAGCTACGCTTACAGGCTCACAAACGCTGTCTAACAAGACTTTGTCTGCACCTGTGGTATCAGGTAACTTGACTACTGATGGCCTCTTAGATGGCCGTGACGTAGCTACTGATGGCACTAAACTAGACGGTATTGAAGCTAGTGCAGATGTAACTGACACAGCTAATGTAACTGCTGCTGGTGCCTTGATGGACAGTGAGCTTACCAGTGAAGCATCAGTCAAAGCATTGAACCAAGGTGTAGCTACTACTGATAGCCCTACGTTTGCTGGGTTAACTACAACCGCTGATGTATCCTTTGGCGACAACGACAAGGCTGTGTTTGGTGCTGGCTCTGACCTAATTCTTTACCACGACGGTAACGACAGCTACATCCAAGATTCTGGCACCGGCCTTTTATTTATTCGTGGCAGTAGCTCAGTACGAATACAAGGGCGCAAACGGTGAAAGCGCCATTGATGTGAATGAGAATGGAGCCGTTAATCTTTACTACGACAACAGCAATAAACTGTCCACGACCAACACAGGCATAGACGTTACTGGCACAGTGACTGCTACCGCTGGAGCCTTTGAATCAACAGGCGCAACTGAAATAACGCTAGAGGATACTGATGGAGGTTTCGCGGCGTCCAAGATTAACGTCCAAAATGGTGGCAGAGACTTAAAGGTAACTGTGCCACAGGACATAATTTTCAACGTCGGTTCAAGTGATGCGGTTACAATTCTAAATGGTGGGAATGTTGGTATTGGTACTAGTTCGCCTAGTGAGAAGCTCACAGTGCAATCAAGTGCGGCATCAGGAGCAGACTCTACTGCATTGCGGTTATCACAAAATAACTTCAACGTAGGTGGAACAACGCTAATTAAATTTGGAACAGAAAACACAACATGGTCTAAAGGCGCAGTTGGCTTTGAAAGAGTAAGCGACTATGACACAGGCGCTTTAATCTTTTGTACAAATGATAGCAGTTCAACAACAGATGTTTCTTCATCAGATGAACGTATGCGCATAGACTCTAGTGGTCATATTGGCATTAACGTAAGTTCATCTTTAGACCAAAAGTTAAACATGGCTGACACTGCTGATGTTGGCATTAAGATGACCAAGACAGGCTCAATTACAACCACAATGAGAGCGGTTGGTGGAGCCTTGGCATTTGGTGTTGATGGTGGCTCTGGAACTACAGAACGTATGCGCATAGACTCACAAGGTAATCTCTTGGTGGGTACTACGACAACCAACATAGCTACAGAAGGGACTGTTATTTACGGTACAAACAATGAAGGCGTTATGCAGCTTTCAAGTACTGCTATGACGGCGCTGTATGTCAATAGAAGCAATAATGGTGAGTTAGTTCAGTTTAGGGCCGCTAACGTACCAGTAGGTAGTATTGGTACTGTCACGCAGTCAGGCGCTACTAATCTAGTTCTTGATTCTACAAGTGCTGTTTACTTTGATACAAACGCAAGACCCAAAACCGATAACACGTATGATGTAGGCTCTGGTACTTATCGCTTCAAAGACCTCCACCTGTCAGGCACTGCTAATGTTGGCAGTAATCTCTTGGTGGGGACTACTTCTGCACCAACTGGATCAACTGGTGGGTCGGCTTTCATTGCAGAGTCTGTCGGGCGCAAAACTCTCAAAATCGCTTCTACAACAACAGGTGGCGCTGGCCTAGCAGAGTTTATTAACCCCAACGGAATTGTCGGCTCTATAAGCACTTCAGGTTCCGCTACAACCTACAGCACATCCTCAGACCAACGCCTCAAGGAAAACATCGTAGACGCACCTTCTGCTTCTAATGACATTGACGCTATTCAAGTACGTTCGTTTGATTGGATTGCTGACGGTTCACATCAAGACTACGGCATGATTGCACAGGAGCTACAGGCTGTTGCACCAGAAGCAGTCACTGGAGACGCTGACTCAGACGAAATGATGGGTGTGGACTACTCAAAGCTAGTCCCAATGCTTGTTAAAGAAATACAATCACTACGCGCCAGAGTTGCGCAACTGGAGAACTAAAATGGCTACATGGACTATCGCAACACTTGAACGAGACTTACAGGGTGACTTAGCGGGAGGCGTTATCGTAGCCCACTGGCGAGTCACTGAAGAAGAAACTGTGGGGGAGGATACATACAGTGCTTCATCCTATGGAACTTGTGGCTTTACCCCAGACCCTTCCTCTGAAGGATACATCGCCTATGATGACCTAACGGAAGCCGACGTGATTGGCTGGTGTCAGGGTGAGTTGGACGTTGAGGCTATTGAAGCCTCCCTGACTGCCAGTATTAATGAGCAGAAGAACCCTACAACCGCTGATGGTGTACCTTGGTAATGATGGAGCAAAAGCAAGTGACTCATCAAGATTTAGCTATAGAGGCTTTAGATCGCATAGCTCAACATGAGAAAGAATGTGGTGAGCGTTGGGCAGAGGCAATAGTTGAACTTAGGGAACTAAGGAAGGCTACTGATGCACATGCTATGCGTTGGGAGAAACTTGCTTGGCTTGTTGTTGCGTCTGCCGTGACAGCAGCGGTAACGATAGTAACAACAGTAATAGTTTAAAGAGAATATATTATGTTAATGTTAGGTAGTTTACCAACAGGAGCAGTTTCAAATACTGGCTCAATAAATATAGACGAAGAATTAGGTGCTGGTTTGATGCAAGACCTAGCTCCTTTTATGCCTAATGCCCCTACAGGTACAAGCTCAGGTGTTGGAGGAGTTTTTAGTGGTTTGTTTGATACTTTAACAGGTAGTAATTTAGTACAAACTGGACTTAGTGCTGCTGCCTTACAAGACCAAATGAACCGTCTGTCTAACATAGGCACTGGCCTTGCTACAGGTGCCCGTGAGTTAGGTGAAGAAGCTCAAGCTGGTACAGCCTTTAGACCTTTTACAGTATCTACAGGCTTTGGCGGTGTGCAGGCTACTCCTACAGGTGGTTATACTACTACACTGTCTCCTGCTATGGCTGCACAACAACGAGCATTGCAAGGGATTACCAGTGGCTTGCTTGGTGGCATGGGTGGCATGGGTGCTATGGATGGTCAGACTCTACTCCCCGGTACTCTTACAGAAGATACGATGAGATTTAGGGCTGACCCTACGGTAGGTATAGCTAGACCACCCGGAACACCAGCGCCTCCTAGAATGTATACTGACCAACTAACAGGTAAAAGGGTTACTCAAGAAGAAGTTGATGCTTTGGGCGGTATGACAACCCTACAAGCTCCTACAGCCCCTGCTACAGGAGGTTTTGGTTCAGGTATACCAGATGTATCAGGTATCCAACAGCAGGCTCTAGGCGGCGTAGGGGGCTTCCTAACAGGGGCTATGGCTCCTATGGCACAAAGGGAAGCTGATGTATATGAACGTATTAGGGCTACACAGCGGCCTGAAGAACAGCGTGCACAGCTTGCACTAGAAGAACGTCTAGCTGCACAAGGACGCACAGGTTTACGTACAGCACAGTTTGGTGGTTCTCCTGAGCAACTAGCGTTAGCACAAGCACAGGAAGAAGCTAAGGCTAGGGCATCTCTAGGTGCACTAGAGCAAGCACAAGCAGAGCAGTTGCAACAAGCAAAACTTGCTGAAAGTATGTTTGGTCTTGGTGGTAGAGCAGCAGCGTTACCTCAAGGACTACAGTTAGGTCAGTTGCAAAACATTGGTCTTGCACAAGCTGCACAATATCTACCTGAGCAACAACTACTTGCTTCACTGACCCCTGCTATTAGTCTTGCTGATATTGCTGGCGTAGGACAACGACAAGGTGCTGGCTATCTTGCACAAGCAGGTACTACAGGTCTTGAAGCATTAGGTGAAATTGAGACTTCTAGAGCTAACTTGCTAAGAGACTTGTACAGTAGCTTGTTAGCTCAACAAACTAGTGCACAGACAGGTGAACGACAAGAAAGCGTTGCTGGTGGGTTATTTGGTGACTTACTTGCAGGCATTGGTGATATCTTTACAGGATAATAAATAATGGCTATTAAATTATCAGAAGGGCTATTGTCTAGATTAGGTTCTCTTGGGGGTACGCCGCAAGACGCTAGACAACCTATGGGTTCAGGTTTGTTACAACCTGCACTGTCTTCTAATCCTCTAGTTAACACTCTAGTTAGAAGCATTGGGCAGGCTCGTGGCATGGACATGAGGACTCCGGGTGAAGTAGCTACACAGGCTATGTCTCAGATTGGTCAAGATGATCCTGAAAGACTGCGTAAGATTGTAGAGATACAACTACAGGCTGCTGTACGTGCGGGAGATACTACTAATGCAGCTAAGTATGCTAATGTGCTTGAGAACATTAAGGCGCAAGAGGTTACTAGATCAAAGTTAGCTACGCCTAAAGCAGGATTAAGCAGCTCAGAATTGTTTGTTCAAAAGGGAGAAGACGGTAAAAACTATTACTATAGATCTACACCTACAGCTACAGGAGGTGCTGTATCAGAGCAAATAACTCCTGTAGGAGGACATAACAGAGACTTTGACCCTAATAAACCTGTATCTGCTGTAGGAGGACAGTTCCTTGAAACTGCTATGGAAAACTTAGATAGGCAAGTAACAGAAGCTGGTGAAACAACAGAAATAACAGGGTGGAAAGCAGAACAATTAAGTTTTAGTCAAGAACTCCCTAAAGTACAGTCCTCTTTGAAAGGTGTAAGAGCGATGTTAGAAGTTCTTAAAGGAATAGAAACCGGCGGCGTTGCGGCTGGAGCCTATCAAGCTGTTGCTGAGTTTTTTAACATAACAGATCCTCAAGCTATAGGGGCTGCTAAACTTAAAAGAATGGCACAGGGAGAAGTGTTAAAACAGCTTAAAGCTACTGTTGGCGGTAATCCTTCAGACGGAGAACGTAAAGCTCTTGATGCGCTTATTACAGACATTACCGCAGCTAAAGAAGTTAACTTAGACACATTGCTTAGAACTGAAGACGCTTTAGTAAACTCACAACAAAGGTTAATTTATGGTCTTGGAGCTGAAAGTTTTGATGACTACAAAGAGTATATTATTTCAGGCGGAGCTTATGACTCTTTATTTGACCCAGAAGAACAACCTGCTACCTTAGCAACCCCTACTACCCCTTCTGGAAGGCCTATTATAGGGGGACGTACTGGTGCTGCAAGCTCTTTTAAGAGACTGCCTTCTCCTGATGCTGTAGACGGCTTGCAGGCATCAGACTCTAGATACTTTCAACAGTAACGGAAACAACTAATGGCTAGTTTACAAGAGTACAAAGACGCTTATCGTAGAGCTTATGAAGCTGAAGACTACGAAGCAGCAAAAAGAATACTAAATGTTATTGAGCAAAATACTGACGCTGCTGAAGAAAGTTTCTCTGTAGGACAGTTTTTGAAAGAAAACATGGAGATTCCTCTAGGCTTAGGTGGAGCAGTAGGAGGAGCCGCTACAGGGTTTTTAGTAGCTGGGCCTCCGGGGGCGCTTGTAGGTTCTGTACTTGGAGGAGCTTTAGGTTCAGGTACAGGATCTATAGCTTCTGATGTGTTTGAAGGAACAGACCCTGATTATGCTAAAGCGTTAGAAGAAGCCTTAATATCTGCCGGTATTGACGTAGTTACATTAGGCGTAGGCAGTAAAATTAAACCTTTCTTACTTTCCGCTAAAGCAGCTAAGATGGATCCCTTGGAAGCTGCTGAAATGTTTGTAAAAGAAGCAGCTATGGATGCTGGTGAACAAGCACAAGCAACAATAGCTAAAGCAGCAGCTACGGAAGGTTTAGCTAGATCATCTTCTATGGGATTAGCTGCTGGTTCTCCAGAATCTCTAAGAGAGTCTCAGAGATTAGCTGAAGAAGCAGGAGCGTCTTTTACACCTTCTCAAACAGGTTCTGCAAGCTCTTTACAGATCTTATCTGAAGGTATTGCTAACTTAGGCTTGTTGTCAAGCCAAACTATGCAAAGAAATGCTGAAAGAATTGAAGGGGCTGCTCAAAGTGCTATTAGTCAAATAATTAACAGGTCTCCAGAAACTCTTGATGACCCTGCTGCTTTAGGAGAAGCCCTAAACACAATTATTACTACGGGTAAAAAAGCTGCTTCAGATAACTACGTAAGATCTATTGATGAAATAAAAGCAGGCGTTAGAAACAATCAAGTTAGCAAAACTCCTCTAAAAGTTTCTCTAACTCAGTTCTTGAAGAAAAACAAACGCAGCTTTGGAAGTATGCTTGATGACAGGACTATCAGATATGTAGAAAACATGCAGAATAGACTGGCTTCAGGCGGCTCTAAGATAGATGTTAGTGAGCTAATTGACTTTCAGACAGCTATTAACAAAGAAATAAGAAAACTAGGTAATCTAACTAGCAAAGACGCTAATCCTGACTTAGTACCTGAGTTTTCTCAGTTATCTTCTAATTTAAGGGGAGTTATACAAAGAGCTTTAGAAAGAACCAATCCTGATTTAGCTAAGCAGTATAAAGAAACAAAGAAAGCATTTGGCATAGCCACTGAAGGACTTTTGCCTGTCATAAACAAAAGTTTTATTACTAATGCCAAAAAAGGCAACTACACACCTTTAGGTAAGGTATTAACTCACACAGGTAATGTCGATCAGATTAGAGCCTTGATGGGAAGCATAGATGAAGCCTATCGTCTTATGCCTTCTTCTGCACGTAAAGATCTGCCTGTAAAATCTCCTGAAGAAGCTAGGGCAGCTATTAAGTCTGCCTTTCTTTCTCAAAAGTTTAGCACCGCACAAGGGGCTTTTGATGCAGATTCTTACGTAAAGATGGCAGCAGAGTTTCAACAGCCTGATAAAGCAGCTAGAATGGCAGCTATATTAGGCAAAGACACCCCTACAGTTAAACAAGTAATGAACTTAATATCTGAGGCTTCTCAAGAGATAGAAGGAAACTTAGGTAGTCTTTTGTTTAGAAGTAAGGAGTACAGGGCGGCAGAAGCGCCAATCAGGGTTGCTGGTATGGTAGGCCAAGGTGCTGGTATAGCTTCTATAGGATTTGGTGCTTTAGATTTACTAGCCTCTGGTATGATAATAACTCTACCTGTAGTGTTAGCTAAAATATCTACTAACCCTAAACTAGCTAATAAGCTACTGGCTTTTGAGAAGAAAACTTTTCCATCTGAAGAAGCAAAGCTGTTATTTGCTAACCAGATAGTAAATGAAGTTGTTTCTGACATGACTGAAGAAGAACGTCAGTCTTTAAGAGACAGTATTAGAAGCTCTAGTGATAAAGATATTGTAACTAGAGGACAGAGGCAGCAACAAGCTGTTGGACAGTAGAGACAAAGGGGGCATTTAAGCCCCCAAGTCTACTCAAGCTACATTAGCAAACTTAACCTTCCCTACGTCACCACGTAAGCCAGCCTTCATGTAGGTAGTTGCACGACCTTCAAAGAAGTTCTGATGCTCTACACCTAACACATCGTCAAGCCAGTTTAGTGGGTTCTCTTTGACATTGTAATTAGTCTTCAGTCCTAACTGTAGCAGTCTACGGTCAGCAATGTACCTGATGTACTGTTGCATCTCAGACTTAGTCAAGCCCGGTATATCACCCTGCTCAAACACCAAATCCAAGAACCTATCCTCTAGGTCAACCATCTCACGACATGCCTGATAGATCTCAGCCTTGAAGTCATCAGTCCACAGGTCAATGTTCTCCTGCATAAACTCCCTGAATAGCTTTGTCATTGCCTCTACGTGCATGGACTCATCACGTATGCTGTAGGTAATGATCTGTCCCATACCCTTCATCTTGCCAAACCTTGGGAAGTTCAACAGGATGATGAAGCTAGAGAACAACTGTAAGCCTTCAGTAAAGCCTGAGTAGATAGCCAGTGCCTTAGCAATGGACTTCTTGTCGCCCTTAGTGACCTTCACAGCGTTGATGTACTCATGCTTGTCAGCCATAGCCTCGTACTCTGAGAACGCCTTATACTCCACCTCTGGCATCCCTACGGTGTCCAGTAGCAGGCTGTAGGCATGTTGGTGTATGGACTCCATGTTAGCAAAGCTAGACATCATCATACGTGCTTCAGGCTTCTTAAAGATACGCATGTATCTATCAACGTACCCAGCACCTACGTCTACATCAGACTGTGTAAACAGACGGAAGATCTGAGTCAGTAGGTTCTTCTCTTCATCAGTCATTGTCTGCCAATCTTTAACGTCATTGTGCAGAGGTACATCCTCTGGAAACCAGTGCATCTGGTTCTGTTGTGAGTAGTAGTCAAACATCCAAGGATGGTCAAACGGTTTGTAGTAATCTCTAGTATCTAATAAGCTCAAGCTGCATCTCCTTCTTTGATAAAGACACCATGTGTATTCATGTGTCCCTTCCTGTCTTTAATATCATTGTACGCTACCTTCAGGCATTCCTCAAGGGTCGTATCATTCATAATGGCTAGGTTGTTTAGTACCACCAAGCAGTCACCAATGTCATCAGTAACATCACGCTCCTTGGCTACGTTGTCCCCTAGCTCACCTACCTCTGACACAAGTTTAGCAAACTGTGCCAAGGGTGTACTGTTGTTGATTATACCCCGCTGCATAGACCATACGCTAATCAGGTGTATAAGTTCATCGCTCATCTTTGTTGTTCTCCAAGTGTTCTTCAAGCAGTCTAGTCAAACCTATGTCAAGTAGTAGCTGTACTGCTTTAGAGTCTAAGTCTAGTTCCATGTTAGCAGAGCCATCCTCATTCTCTATGACTTCCTTAACAACTATCTTAGGTAGATCATCAATCATCTATCTCATGCCCTGCTGTAATGACTGCATGTTTGAATACCTCCAGTAGGTAGATAGTCTCACGTAAGTCCATAGACGTTGTAGCCTTAGCTGTTAGCTGCTCCTCTGGAGTCCAGCCAATTACCAGCACATGCTCAAAGTCCCCTTTACAATCCTCTAGTACTTCATCAGCAGTAGCTTGTGTAGGCATGAGGTTAATTACGTTACTCATTAAAATGTGTCTCCAATACAATCAGCTTGTCTTCTGCTTCAGCAATCTTAGCAACCAAGGTGTCCATAGTCTCAATCAAGTTACCATGCTCACCTACGCCCACAGGGTTGTCTAGGTAGTTCTGTACCTCTGCCTTGTATACGTCTATCTCAGCGTTGTACAGACGCTTCATGGCTTTAATCTTAGGATCTATCACTGTATCCATCCTCCAGTAATTGTTTGTACTTGTTTAGGTACTCTTTGTAACTCAAGGGTGCCTCCTCCTGTTTAATCTTATTGCTCATGTAGCTAGACCACATCTGCATACAGTAGTTACTAAACAACATGATCTTGTCATCTTGTTCCTTATAGTATACCAGATAGTCATGCCAGTTGGTATACTTTTTTAGCTCAGGTATGTAAAACTTAGCTCTGTACGCTGGGTGTTCATCCTTCACAGCTTAGACACTCCCCATCCTCTAGGTTGATTCTAGGTATCTTGATGTTAACATTCTCTGTATTTCTAGCTGCTGTAGAGCGCAGGTAATACATAGATTTGAGTTTGTTAGCTCCTGTCCAATGTACACTGTTAACATACTCCAGATACTCATCATGTACCTCCTGTGGTGCTGTAGCTGGTGGTGGCTCAAAGAATAAGTTTACTGACTGTGCTTGGCAGACGTACTTCTGTCGCTGGTAGGCATGTTCAATGATCCAGATCTGGTTGAGTTCTGGTGCTGTCTTAAATACTTCCTTCTCTTCTTCTGTGAGTTCCTCCAAGTCTTTAACAGAGCCTTCATCAGCAGCAATATCTTTCCACGTTTTTTCTGTGTTAATACCTTTGGTTTCAAGTAACTGCTCCAAGTATTTGTTTTTTACTTTGTATGACCCTGTCAGCGTCTTGTGCGTAAATACGTTAGCCCTTGTAGGCTCAATACTAGGGCTTGTTCCACCACATATAATACTAGAACTAGCATTAGGGGCAATAGCAAGCAGATGGGAATTACGCAGGCCACTACGAGCCATGTCAGGAGCCTCCCCACGGTTTCCAGCCAGACGCCGGGAAGCCATCGTAGCTCTGTCTTTGATTGTTTTAAACGCTCTATTGTTAAAGCTGGAGGCGTACATTCCTTCAAAAGGGATTCCATTACGTTGAAGGTAACTATGAAAACCCATCGCTCCAAGACCAACCGCACGTTCTCTATATGCACTATAAGCGGCTTTTGTAAAGCCTGTTTTATCTGGTTCCACATTCTCTAAAAACTCCCGTTTGCTCATGCCAGTCTTGGGATAGCTATGGCTACCACCTGTGGCGTTATCAATGAAGTGTTCAATGGTATTGTCAAGCATTGTAATGAGATCATCAATGAACAGTTCATCGTCCTTCCATTCATCAAAGTACTCTAGGTTGACACTAGATAAGCAGCATACTGCTGTACGCTCCTCACTGGTCGGTAGGGTAATCTCAGAGCATAGGTTACTCTGGCGTACCTGTAGCCCTAGCTCCTTCTGTTCCTCCGGTAGAGCCTCATTACAGCGGTCTAGGTTAACAATGTAAGGTTCACCTGTCTCTGCTCTGGTATGCACTAGCTGCCACCACAAGTCCCTAGCGGATACAGTCTTGACTGCCTGCTTAGACTTAGGGTCAATCAAGCGCCACTGGTCATCATTCTTCACAGACTGTAGAAACTCATCTGTTACTGTGATACCGTTGTGTAAGTTAAGACACTTACGATTTAGATCACCACCAGTAGTTTTACGCATAGCAATGAACTCCTCCACCTCTGGGTGGCTGATGTCCATGTACGCTGCATAAGACCCCCTACGGGTTACACCTTGGTTGAAGGCCAGCATCTGACTGTCCACTACGTGCATGAAAGGGATGCTACCAGTAGACTGACTGCCGTTAGCAGTAGAAACGCCATTACTTCTAACATCACCCCAATATCCGCCCAAGCCTCCACCTCCACTTGCCAGCCATATGTTCTCATCATAGTGATCAGATAGGCCACGCCTTGAGTCAGGAACATAATTGAGAAAACAGCTAATAGGGAGGCCACGAGTGGTTCCCCCGTTACTAAGTATAGGAGTGCTAAAACCAAACCAACTCTTGCTTGCGTAGTTGTAAAGTCGCTGTGCAAGATCGTAGTCAGTAGCCCCTTGATACGTTGCACCATAGACGGACGCTCTGGCAAAGGCTTCTTGGGCATGTGTCTCATCTCCCCACAAGTATCTGTCCTTCAGTGTCTCTAGTGAGAACACATTAAGGTCTTCATCTCTGTCGTAGTCAATCTGGATACCTAGGTAATCCTGTAGTCCTGTCTTATTTATCACCCGGATGCTCCAGCAAATAGTTAATCATTCTTTCTTCGTACCACCTAGCTTTACGTAGGTCTTCAATAGGTTTACCTTTGTATCTAAACCTCCACATGTACTTCAGGGCATTGCCACGTAGGTAGCCTATGTACTCATCATGTGTAAGCATACCTTTGATAGCATCAATACACTCCATGCCACCATTGTTGTAATGCTCTGGTCGGTTTACTGCGTCGTAGCTCTTAACCATAGCTTCCTCAGAGAACACTGGATGTTCATTGGGTGCGTTGTCATCATCATAGATACGGTTCCAAGCCTCAGCTATACTAGCTTTACTGTTGCGTAGTCCTATCCCATTCCTCTGGTGTTGCATTATCAATACTCATCTTGTTCTACCTCTGCTTCATCTTCGTCTACAGCTTCCTCAAAGTCCTGTAGGCGGGTAATAAATTTATCTTCAAACCTGTCCAGTAGTTCCTCAGATGTAATGTCCAAGGCTTCCAGCAAGTCTTCAGGGTCATAGCGTTTAAGGATACGCTCTATTACTTCATCCATTGTTAGTGACATGATCTACATACTCATCAACTGTGTAAAACTCAAAGCCTTCCTTGTGGCACCACTGGCCCATAGTAATCTTAGAACCCTTCCTGACCTTCTTGTTGGGGTCTGACAGGACAAAGATTAACTTTATGGGTGCAATACTATCACGTATTGACGTATACTTCTGGGTGTCTCCTGCTCTAAAGAAACCTTTAGTTTCTATGTAGTCTCCTGTCTTCTTATCTACAAAGTCTGGCTTGTACTTCCTGTGCATCACGTAGGGTACATCATATGGCTCATACAAGTACCTACGTTTAGGTGCTGACTGTGCAAATCGTTTCTCTAGTCCAGACCTGTAGATGCTCTGCTTACGTGATCTCTTGGACTTTAGGCTCATTAGCCACCTCCGTTAAGTATCTTGGCCCTGTGGAGTACAGGAATGTACGTAGCTTAGGATAACAAGCATGTTTGAAGTGACAGTAGGAGCAGCCCATAGCCAGCTTCTTGTTACCCGACTTACCATCAGGGACTGTATCATGACACAAGGGTGGAGGCTCTTTAGTTTCCACCATCTGCTTAACGTGTTTAATGCGATCCGTTATATCTTCCTTGAGAACCTCATAGACAGGAGCCTGTGTATCCTCTAGGTCATACTTCAGATAAGTCAAGTGACCATTAGCTTTGTCCATAGCAAGCCAACCTACCTGTGTCTCACCTTCAGACTTAGCGTATCCTTTGATTTGATCTATGTACCCAAAGGGGTCATCAAATGCAAGTGTAGCATCCTTGAACTTCTTGAAGCCATAAGTGCTGGCAGACTTAACGTCAGTCACTATACCATCAATTTTACAGTCCATGCTACCTGAGATACCTTCTACGGTTGCCTGTGCCTGCTCATGTGTCACTGTATGGCCTGCTAGTCTAGCAAACAATAGCAACATCTCCTCAATCAAATGACCGTACATGAACTTCACAAGGGTGTGAGGCTGCATCTTCTCCTTTGGCCCTACATTGTTGTAGTGGTTCCACAGGAACCTGTCGGTCTTACCAATGTTGGACATGCGTAGCTTACGTGCATCAAACCTACCACGTTGGGTAAACTCTTTACGCATAAGGTCTTTACATGCTTCACCAAAGTCATCAATGATCTGCTCTGCGTCCACTGCTTTATCAGGTGACTTAAACTTCACAAGATCGTAGATGTCATCTATTAGGGTGTTAACTGTTTTCATCAAAGTATCCATCTAGTATTTCTTTAGCTACTGGTGCAGCAATTACAAACCATTCGTTCTTACTGCCATGAGTTTTCCTTAGTAGCTCATGTATCTCACTCTCTGCTCTACGTCTGTCCTTAGTGTCATAAGACTTTATCAAGATGTAGTCCCTGTATGGGCTACCTGTCTGAAACTGCTTTAGCCTGTCCTCTGCGTCCACTGCCATACCTATCTTAACCCAGCTAGGGTAGGCAGGACTGTACAGGATGTACACTTGACCTTCCTTTGCAGTCTTGTAGTTACTTAAAGACTCAAACGCTGCGTCACCGAAGGACTTGTAGTGTCCAGGTTTGTGTAGAGGATGTGTTTTTGGTACGTGTCTACCATTAACGTACATCCTTCTTTTCTCTTGTTCGTGATTTATTTTCTTAAGACAAGGTTTACAAACATAATAACTGTTTTTAACGAAACTTGAATTCCAGTTTTCTCCAACTGTTAACTCTACTCCACATTTAATACAAGTATTAGTGTGTGTCTGCCCAACTACTTCCAACTTGGTACTCTCCTGTGAGTTTGCAGTTGAGTCCCAGTTCAATTCCTGCTGCTTCCAAGCAGGAGACTGCAAGTCTTCCGTACTTGTCTGCTTGGTCTGCTCTAACTTCTGCTTGTACTTCATCATGGATATTCCCCACAAAGTAATAGTCTAAGTTCCATAGTATAGCATACTCCTGTAGTAAACACAAGGCTTTTTTCATTACAATAGCGCCTGCACTTTGAAGCAATGTGTTCAAGGCTGAATGTTCTGACCTTATGTGTAGCTTCCTACCGTCTAGTCCTTCAATGACTCCTTGGGCTGAGTCTCTTGCAGTCTTGTCTTTAAGAGATGCAAATGCTGGGAGATTACGCATAAATCGTTCTCTAAGTTTGCTACCAGCACCTCTGCCTCCTCCTGCCACTGTTCCAAGTTTAGCATCTCCAGCACCGTACAGGAGTGCGTAGATGAAAGTTTTAGCCTTATCTCTTGATTCAAGTCCTGCAAGGTGTTGGTTAGCTGTGTGGATGTCTCCGTTAATGACTTCATTGGTGTAGTCCTTATCGTTCATGTAGTGGGCTAACATACGTAGCTCTAGGCCACTAGCGTCAAACCCTACAAGTTTGTAGCCATCTCTAGCAATCCAACACTGTCGGCATTCCTTGCCATACGGTGAGTAGCCTTGCAGGTACTTGGGCAAGGTTAGGTTTAGAGTGTGTCATCCTACCAGTGACAGCACCATTGGTGTTAACATAGCCATGCACTCTGTCTGTGTCTGGGTTAGCTTCATCTACCCATGACTGCACTTGAGCCACACGCTTTTGTAACATCAGGTACTCAGCTATCAACGCTGCCTGTGGTATGTCCTTGACAGTAGACAGTACTGCTTCATCTACTATTGGCTGACCTGTAGGTGTTAGCTTGCAAGGCTCCCATCCAAAGTCCATTAGGTACTCACCTATCTGCTGTCTTGAGCCAAGGTTAAATGGCTTAAGCATCTTACGCATGAAGGGAGTCCTGTCACCGGACTGTTGTACCTTCTGGTATTCTTCGTCAGTGAGTCCTACCTTAGACAGGCTGCCGTCCTTCTTGGTCTTTGGCACTACCTGTTTAACGTCCACCCACTTAGGTTTGAATACCTTATGTACTTCATCCTCCACAACCAGCTTGCGTTCCTTCAGGGTAGCTAACAAGTCCATAGCATGTCGTATGTCCAATAGCCAGCCATTACGTATCTGCTCTTGAGTTATCCACTGCACCTCATGCTCAAGGTCAATGGACTCTGGGCTAAAGTTACGTAGCTCTAGCTTCATCTTGTTGTATGCCTTAGCTGTCACACGGACATCTTGGATACAATAAGCAATCATCTCAGGAGACAGGCATGTCCAGTCACTGTGGTCGCCTTTAGGGAAGCCTAGTATCTCACCCCAGTTAGACAGTCTGTGACCGCCTTCCCGCTGTGGGTTAGCTAGTCTGGACATAACCAAAGTGTCCTGTACCCTGCTCTTGTCCACTGTGATGTCCCATAGCTTCTCTAACACTGGAATGTCAAAGCCTATGAGGTTATGGCCTACCACTGGGAAGTTACCTGTGAGAGCCTGTGAGAGACTGTCACGGTCATAGTGCTCCTGTATCTCATCGTCCTGCATAGTCACAGCTACCCATATGGTATCAGGGTCAAGACCATTAGTCTCTATGTCAAGGAACATAGGCTTATAGCTCATTGACTGCATCCTCCTTTGGCTTGCTAGTCTCTGACATCCTACCAGTAAAGTTATCGTACTTTAGGTAGCAACAAGCCCCTGTCAAACCTGAGTACCGATTCTTGAGCACACGCACTGTGGTTGTATTGCGTTTCTCAGGGTTATCGTCCTGCTGGTCACGTTCCAAGCCTATCACCATGTCGGATAGCTGAGCGATAGCCTGTGAGCCTCTTAGTTCACTTAGGCTAATCTGCCCACCGTCTTCATGTGCTTTGCCTTGGGTACGCTTCAGGTGTGACACAAGGAACAAACCTACGCCTAGCTCCTGCACCAGTGACCGTAGCTTGGTCATAATAGCGTCAATGGCCTTGCGCTCATCGGCGTTATCCTGTGCTGACACAACAATGGACAGGTGGTCTAGGAATATCCACTTGCAGTCCAAAGCCTTAGCCATGTACCTGACCCTAGCCAACAGATTGTCCTCACTGGTGCTGCCCCAATGGTCAAACAAGTAGTACCTGCCTGTGCCAAGAGTCTCCTCCCAGATAGGGAATGCCATGTCAGTGTCTAAGTCTTCCTCAAGGTGCAATGGGCAGTCAGCGTGTACTGACATGATTCCCAGTGCTGTCCTTGCTACATCTTCCTCCAAGGCTAGGATTCCAATGTTGTCCTCTGTGGCGTTTAGTAGGTAGTACTCTAACTCCCGCACCATCTGGCTCTTGCCCATGCCCGACCCTGACGTTATCGTCACTAGCTCATATGGTCTAAAGCCTTTGGTGTAGACGTTCAAGCCCTGCCAAGGGTAAGGTATTGACTTTACCTTAATCTTGTTGGTCAAGGCATCCCACGTATCACTACCCTGAACAATGCCGTCGGGTTGATACACCTTGGCATTCCACCATGCGCCGGTAAAGTCTCGCACCTTGTTGGCTACTAACATTTCGTTAGCGTCCTTCAAAGGTAGCTTTACTATCTTCAGCTTGCTTGGTGAAAACAAGTCCTTGATGTCATCCACGGCCTGCTGGCCTGCCTTGTCACCATCAAAGCAAACTACCACGTTGTCGTAACCTTCGAGGAAGTCTAGGTTTTCCTTTATCTCCTTGGCTGCTGATGATGCACCGTTACGCAATGAGACCACATCCCACTTACGCTCGAACATTTCAGACACGCTGAGAGCGTCTACCTCGCCTTCTGTGATGGTTATGTACTTACCCTTACCTTTGCACGTCTGTTGACCAAATAAGCCCACATTGGTGGTTATATCGCCTGTAACGTGAAAGTCTTTGGTTTTCACATGGCGAACCTTTGTGGCCTTTAGTTCGTCACTGTCGGTGCTGTAGTAGGGGTATATGTGCTTTGCTATCTCACCGGCAGCGTTGTACTCAACCATGACATTGTATTTTCTACAAGTCTCTTGGCTAAGTCTTCTGTCGGGTATAGCTGCTATGACGCCTGCTGCTGTCATATCTTCCAATGGCCTCCTTGGTTGGGGCTGTAGCGTTACTACGTTGCCATTTGAATGTTCGTGATGATCACATAGGTTTGAAAAGCAATGCGCTGACCCGCTGCTATAGCGAGCCAGTGCATCCTTAGAGCCACACTTGGGGCATGGCTCATGTCTTACAAACGGATCATCCTTGCTATGCCTATAGGTCTGCATCAATCCCACTGCTGTCTTCCGCTACTTCTACCACCCTAATAGCATTTAGGTAGGTTGGAGTACCATGGACTGGGTGTGGCGTACCTGTCTTGTAGCTAAGGCGTACCACTGAACCTCGTGGAATGTTACCAACAAAGGGCTGGTCGTTAGCATCAATGACCTTTACGTTGAACTTACTAGCAAACTTGCGTTGCTTGTTACCAGTCGTAGTCTCTTAGCTTTACCCCTTGCTCAGACAAGATCTGTGCATTCTCATCGTCCAAGGTTACAGTTAGGGTATACCGTCCTGTGTCCTGTCCGTTATACACCTCTGTGCTGTCCAAGTGAGCAAACGCTGCTTTACCACTTACTACTGCCATATCAATTACCTCTAAGGTTTAGTTAAGTTTACTAAAGTAGACTAAAGAATAATCATAATGATTAACATAATGTTATCCCTTAGCCTCTTTAGAGTACTAGTGTAACATGAGATACACTAATCTTGCGGAGAATTAACTTGAAAAATTTTCATGTTCCCTAGTTATCCTCATTATTCCTTCAACATGTTCAATAAAATCTTGTGCTTCTGTGTCCCTGACTTGCTTCTGGTCTGGAAACCTTGCCTTCAGTTCCTCTACGCTGCAAGGGTGACATAAGTCACCTTTGTCAAGGTCAGTCTGTAGCGTATCACAGGCTTTGCAGCGCATTAGTGCACCTCCTGGGACTCTGGGCCTACTAACTGCGCGTATAAGGCCTCTAAATCGCCCGTAGAGCGTTTTTCTAGGTCTTCTGATAGGTAGGCACTGCTTATCGTTAACATCTCGCTAACGGCCATTACGTTGAGCCTATAGTCTACCAAGGTTTGCACTATTAGATCCCTTCTGTCTTGCTCTGGGTCTGGTTCTTGGTTACTTGTAACGTCTTCCTCGTAATATGTTGTACTCATTTGACCACCTCAGTTAGACCATGCCAATCGTTAATCGTTAGCTTTGCCATGCGCTTGTTATGTGCTATGTACCATGAACGCTTGCCAAAGTGATAACCTGTGAAGGCTCGCCCTACTGAAATCCCCCAACGGCGCTTATGTTTTCTTAGTCTATAGATCATTAAATTTCATCCTCATATTGGTCACATCGTTTGCAGTACATACCGCCTTCGTATTGTAGCACAGTTCCTCGGCCCGATAAAGACTCATATTCGTCAGGTACATACTCCCATCTATGGTTACACTCTACCGGCTCACGTCTACTAGCGTTAGCTAAAGCTCTAATCTCTGCCGCTAGTTGCAGTATAGACTTTTCTTCGTGTCTCATCATTGTTTACCTTCTTCCTTGTGGTGATTTTTTCCATTGTGACCGTCTGACTATATATTTAACCTGTCCAAGTGTTATGTCAAGCTCTTTTGCTATGTTTTGTTGGTTTACACCCTGAAAATATAGCTTCCGCACCCTTGGTTCCAATGGGTTTGCTGTTGGCTGGCGGAACACTTCAAACCTTTTATCCTGTGCCCTTATTGCTTCAATCATGAGGCCAGCCCTAGCAGGAAGGCCCACATAAGATAACCAAAGAGAACTAAAGAGACACCTACGCTTGCTTTGTTTAAGGCGTTATACACCGCTTGCTCACGCTGTTGGTGCTCACGTTCTTCCCTACGTGACGGGGTGAAGTCTTTAATCATTGTTTCAAATCCTTTGCTGTGAAGCCATAGCGAGCTAGTGAGGTTGCCAGATGCTTTTGGAGGATCTCGTTATCGCTTAGGTCTGCCCTAGTCTTTTTGTCAGCGTCAGCGTGCGATATTTGCAAGCGGTATGGTTCATCGCCTCCCGCTTCTTCTGTGTAGATTTTGACGCTGTAGAATGTTCCTCCGGCTGTGGTAATTGTTCTAATAGTTGCCAAGTCCCCGAGGCTGTTTGTAACTGTTTGCATGGTCTTATGCCTCCGCTGCGTGTATGTCGAATTGCTTATGTATTAGTTTCGCATCTAACCTGCCATATTCACTGACAGTAAAAAACCCAGCGTTATAGATACGCTCCAAACTACGCTCCAATTGTGCAAGCTCTTTGCTTGTGTTTGCCTTGTTTAAGCGTTGCAATGCTGATTTATATTCCTCTGACATGGCTACACCTCACCGACTAAGTTGTACAGATCATCCTGTGGCACTAACTCCACACAATCAGAGACAGCAGCTAACCACTTGTTGAGGTGCTTGCTGGTAGTTACTGACCACTTCTTTTCTGTGCGTATGTAGCGCCCACTGGGAAGCATTGCTGCCACTGGTGTCTCATAGCTAAAGAATACAACTGAACCACAAGGTAAGCTGAGTTCTGTCTGGTTTGATGCAATTTGTCGTAGTTTCATTGTTTAGTCCTCTGTTGCTAAGAATTGGATTATGATTGTGGTGGCCCAGTCAATCCTTCGTTGTCTTGTTGTTTCGTTCTCCGGTATAAAATCCCTGCCGGCGCATACGTCAAACCACTGCGCGGCGAAGCGATTTAGCTTTTTTGTAGTGTCCATTGTCTATCCTTCTCTATTGTTGTGTTTGGCTAATACTGCCACTAATGGCCCCTGTATGCAAGGGCCATGTGTGGGGCACTATGCACGCTTTACAGTATATTCACAGTCCAGCATGGAAACAAAGTCTAACCTCATAGGATCTCGGCGTCCATTGTTTGCCAAGTGTTGTTCCATCTTACTTAGTAAGGCTCGGCTAACGTCGCTAGCGTTTACTGCTTCCATTTGGCCTTTGCCTGACAGTGTGCCGCATGGAGTGTTGTAGGTGTAGTTGTAAGTCTTTAGCTTCATTGTCTGCCCTTGTTTGTTGCTGTTGTTGAGTATATTGCCCAAGCACTAACACAAAGACAAGGTTTTTCTTAGAACTTATTGTTATATGCATTGGTGGTCTTATGTCTACTGGAGAGAACCTTATTGGCTACTATAGAAGGACACACTCTTTGGCATTCTCAAGTTCCCCTTAAGTAAACTGTTGTAATCTATTGCGCACCTAAGTCTAACCGTTAGGCTCTTTGGTTGTCCCTTAGTCTAACTGTTGTACACTGGGGAAAACCTTAGTCTAACTGTTGTACTAAGGGGGCTAACGATAAGGGTACGGGGGGCCGCTGGCGTCACTGATGATTATTGTAG